AAGGGTCATTCTGAGAATGAAGATTCCGACGTTACTAACTGAGTGTTGTATCTAATCGTGGGGGCAGGTCACCAACTACCATATCAGTGTCCAAAACAATGATTGGTTAGGTAACGGCACTTATTTCTTCATTGACGGGTTCACTGATCCTGTCGAAAACGCTGTGCAGTGGGCACGATATCGGGCTTGGGATCCAAAAGCTCAAATCAGCAAATACACAAATTTTGCTGTGCTAAGATCATTGATACGCACTGAGTCTCATTTGGATCTGGATGAGGTTGAAGATTTGATTATCTTCAACAAAGTTAGAGATAGCCTTGCTCAAAGGATGAAGAGGGAAGGTTTGAGGTATGCAGCAGCGTTGAATAATGACTGTTACGTTGCGAATTTTGCACTTAAGAACTTAAACCTTGATGCTCTTGTTCGACGAGAGGCGATCACTTCAAGACGCGGTCAACTGAAAACGCGTATTCCTAACTGCAGGATCATGTGTCTGAAGGAACCGACACGATGTGCCATAAAGCATGATATTGTCACTAAGGGGTCAATATGAATAAACAAGCGTGGTTAGAAGCTGCCTTAGATCTAATCGATACGATGCCACGTGACGAGTTTTTGTCAGCGCTACAAGATAGCGGCGTACTGAACGACTCTTTGAACGAAGTCACGCATGAGCCTACATATCATATGGTTGGGGCTGCAGCAGCAGATTCCACTCGAAATGAAGGTCAAGTCTGGCGAGCTGAATTTTTCACCATGGAAGATGAGCTCTTAAGCTTTTTCCCAAAAAACTCAAACTCAGCGCCTCAAGGGGCGCTGTCTTCTTTCCCGATGGCGGCTTAAGTCATGCATCTCCACCTTAAAAAAAATAAAGTTGATGAATTAGTTATCACGAAAATATATGAAGAAGATGAGCTTGCTAATCGTATCAATTTTACTTACTCCAGTAGTGCTCTTGAGGATTGCGAATCTGAGTTTTGTGTGAAGTTTAACTTTACTCTTACATCCGATAGAGGGTTCAAGTTTAAGTTAATTCATGACTTCATCTTCGAATCTGATGAGCCGTTGGATGAATCCTTTTGGAATGGCAATTTTCACAAGGTCAATGCCCCAGCTATTGCTTACCCGTTTCTTCGTGCATTCGTAAGCACCGTTCTTCTGAATGCAGGTCTCGAAGCAGTCAATCTGCCCTCGATTAACTTTGTTGAGATGGCTAAAAAAATGGATAGCCAAGTCTCAGAATGAATCGTGTGGTCTCAAATTTTAGACAGTTGTAATCACTAATTTAACAAGACCGCCTCCGGGCGGTTTTTTATTGCCATCACTATGGATAGACCCATCGTAATGGCTATAGGGGATAAATCATAGCCTCGCTCACGCGGGGTTTTTTTATGCGCCTCATACGCGCTTCAAAGAGAGTCTTTCAGTCGTGAGCTTGGGGACCCGCTTCTCTCGGGCGGCTGTCCCGTACGACAGGCTCACATCTAAAAGGAAACAATCATGGAAAATAAAAAGTCGGAGCCTTTAGCGGGCTTATCGTTTGGCTATATCTTGCGTATGCAGGACGCTATCGCGGACCAGCTTGACCACTTCAAAAACACCTGGGAACAAAGTCTTGGTGCATCTTCAGAAGGTAAGTTGCCCGTTATCTTTCTGGGCAGTCGCTATACCGTGATTACTGGCGGGTATACGCCTGAAGAGATTAGAGAAGCAATCGAGCACATTCAGTCCAGTCGCAAAAAGAAAGCGGATAATAAGCTGGTGGGCGAAACTGTTCTCAATGATGCGCATGTTCAGCCTGGTACCATTCAAAGTGAGAGGCTGGGTAACGCAACCACCAGCAGCAGTTACACCATCCGTGTAAATGACAGCGAGAGCGAGAAGCGATGTGTTGCCGGGATGATCTCAGTTAAGGGCAGTCTATTCCGGGCGCAGGTAGTTGCAACCAGGGTAGAGCTCTCAGACGACATGCGTGAAGCGGTGGTGGACGCTGTGCGCAACAGCGATCTGTTTGTATCCCTCAGGACTGAGATGATCGGGCAGGCGGCATCAATCGACAGCCTGAAATCGGCTGTTCATGATGCTATCCGCAACGCAACACAGCCCGGCGGCCTGCTCTATGGTAAGCGCTAATGCCCGCCGCAATCCCTCGCGCCTGTCGTAAGCGCGGGTGCTCTGGTACCACCACTGACCGTTCCGGCTACTGCGAAACCCACCGTAATGAGGGATGGCGGCAGCATCAGCGCGGCCTGAGCCGCCACCAGCGTGGTTACGGCAGTAAGTGGGACATCATCCGCGCCCGCATCCTGACGCGTGATCGACATCTATGTCAGGAGTGCCTGAGGAATGGAAAGCCCGTTCCGGCATCAACAGTGGACCATATCAAACCGAAAGCTCACGGCGGCACAGACGACGACAGCAATCTCGAATCGCTGTGCTGGCCATGCCATAAGCGCAAGACCGCAACGGAGAGAACCCGATGAGCTATACACGCTGCACCTACTGCGGCTCGACGCTGCACACCGTAGCGAACTGCCCAAAGACATGGGGAGGCTCAGCCCGCCGTGCGAACCTGCGCTGCGATTACTGCGGCCAGTCAGGCCATAACTCCAGCGCCTGCCCGCACAATGCCAGCAGCGTGCGGCGCCGCAACCTCAACGATGACTTCCATCTCGACTGATGAAACTCGAAATGATTTCAAATGCAATCATTTCAGCGTGAATGATATCGATTCTCATCAACGGGGGAGGGCGGGTCGAAAGTTCAGGGGCCTGGCCCTTAAGGACCGCCGCCTAACCTTTTTTCACACCGCCGCAGGTTAGAAAACTTTTTTATGGGGATCCCCACCATCGATTAATAGGAGTTTTCGATTATGCCAGGACCACCGAAAACCCCGACACATCTGGCTTTGGTGAAGGGGAACCCATCCAAACGAGCTGCCAACAAAGCAGAGCCAAAACCCGCTTCTGGGGTACCCCCAGTTCCGAAGCATTTCGACAAGATGGGGAAGTACTGGTTTAAGCGAATTGGCGAAGAACTCGATGCTGTCGGGGTGATGACCACTCTGGACGGTAAAGCGCTTGAACTGCTGATCGAGGCCTACACCGAATACCGACAGCATTGCGATGTTCTGGCTGAAGAGGGTTACACCTATAAGACAGTATCTGCTACTGGCGAAGACATTGTTAAGGCTCACCCGGCAGCTGTCATGAAGTCCGATGCCTGGAAGCGTATTCGGGCGATGCTCGGTGAATTTGGCATGACCCCGGCCAGCCGGTCCAAGGTTGGCGCTAAAGGCCCGGCCGAGGCCGATCCACTGGATGAATTTCTTAAAAAGCGCAAATGATGAATGGCAACGGTTTCGGAAGGTATTCAGTACGCCGAGCGCGTGCTGTCTGGCGAGATTGTTGCTGGCGAACTGGTACGCCTGGCGTGCCAGCGATTCTTCAATGATTTAGAGCACGGACCGAAGCGGGGCGTGTACTTCAACGAAGGTCGCGCCCAGCACATTCTCGATTTTTATGATTTTGTACCTCACGTCAAAGGTGCGCTGGCTGGAAAGCCCATCAAGCTGATGCCCTGGCACGTTTTCATACTGATAAACCTGTTTGGCTTCGTCATACATTTAGTTGATGAGATGACGGGTGAAGTGGTTATGGAGGATGGTGCAGCTGTCATGGTGCGCCGCTTCCGCACGGCTTATGACGAGGTGGCGCGTAAAAACGCTAAGTCCACACTTTCGTCTGGTATCGGGCTTTACATGACTGGTGCCGATGGAGAGGGTGGCGCTGAGGTTTACTCGGCTGCAACGACCCGCGACCAGGCGCGGATTGTTTTTGATGATGCCAAGAACATGATCAAGAAAGCCCCCCGCACGCTGGGGCGTCTTTTTGGTCACGTTAAGCTCAACATTCACCAGGAGCGTTCGGCCTCTAAGTTTGAACCGCTCTCAAGCGATGCGAATAACCTCGACGGCCTGAATATACATTGCGGCATTGTCGACGAGCTGCACGCTCACCGTACCCGTGATGTCTGGGACGTTCTGGAAACAGCTACCGGTGCGCGCCTTCAGTCCCTGCTTTTCGCAATAACGACGGCGGGTACCAATAAAGAGGGCATCTGTTACGAGCAGCGGGATTACGCCATCAAGGTGCTGCGCGGCGTGGTGGAGGATGACACCTATTTTGCCCTGATTTATACCCTCGACGAAGGCGACGATCCCTTTGACGAGTCCAACTGGCCGAAAGCTAACCCCGGCCT